ACCTCACGCCGGTGACTGAGGATCAGGGCGAGCAGCAACGTCAGCGACACGACGAGCGTGGCACCCACGCCGAACTCGCTGTTGTAGCCCGTGGCGTCGCCGCCGATGCCGGTGGCCTGCACCTCGGCGCGGAGTGTCGTCTCGACGGCGGTCTCGATCCGGTTGCTCAGTTCCGCCTGCACGCCCGCGACGATCTGGCCACTGAGTTGCTGCACGTCGAGTGCAGCCGCCTCGCCGGCCGGCTGCGATGTCACCGCCGGCGGCGCCACGGCCAGCCGCGGTTGCGACTGACTCGCGGCGCAACCGGCCAGCAGCGCGGTGAGCGCGATCGACGCGCCCGCCGTGTGCATGACTTGAACCGTCCGGCTCACGACTCACCCGTCGCGGTCGTCTCGGGTTCCGTTGCAGCGGGCTGCGTGCTGGGCGGCACCGCCTGCACCTTTTGGTGCGGGCTCGTCTCCGTCTCTTCGCTGCTCGCGCTGCTCACCTGAAGCTGCCCGGCGATGCCTTCGACGCCGACGGACGCCGCGCCTTCCACGCCGGTGACCCACTTGCCCGAGAACTTCACGACGTACGTGGGGTTGATGCCCTGCGCGCCGGCCTGGATCACGAGCTGCTCGACGCCCTGTGACAGGCCCTCCCGCACGGCGGGGATGATCGCCTCGTCGGCCAGCTTGTTGGTGAAGTGCTCGACGGGCGGCTGGGGATTGAGCGTCGCGCAGCCGGAAAGGCCCAGCAGCGCCAGGATGGCCAGCACGATGCCGGCGAACGTCTTCAGGTAGCAGAACCACATGAGTTTTCCTCCTTCCTTGGAGCCTCGGTGCGAGGGAACCGTCCCTCGAGGAACACCGCTTTCAGGTCGTCCATGTCGATCGGCACGGGCGCGGGCCGCTTGGCGAACGGGTCGAAGTCGGCCGGCTTGAACGCCCGGGTTTTCTTCGGGTCGCGGTGGCAGTTCGCGAGCAGTGCCAGGAGGGCGCTCACTCGCGCCCACTCGTCCTTCGCCCGCGCTTCTGCCAGCGCGAGCAGTTCTCGCAGCGTCAGCCGTCCGGGCTCGACGCCGACGATGCCGGCGCACTGCCAGATGAGCCGCCAGAGCTCGCCAGCGCCCGGGCGACGAGGTCTTCCGCGTTGACCGTCGCCAGGCGGATCTCGATTGCATCCCGCGCCTTGTCCATCACGTTCCAGGTCGTTTCGAGGATGCGTTGGAGGTTCGCCCGATCCCTCGGGCTCGGGGAAAAACCCACGAGTTCCTCCAACAGCGCCTTCGTGGCGTGCTCGATCGCGTCGCCGGCCATCGCCCGGCCGAAGTCCTCGTCAGTCACACCCTTCGCGTCGGCCTCAGGCTTGCAGACGGCGTAGACCACGTCGCACAGCAGCACGGGGTCGCGGTAGAGCTTCTCGATCAGCTTCCCGTCCAAGACTTCGAGCAGATCGACTTCGAGCAGGTCGCGGACGCGCTTGATCGCGTCCACGTTGATCGCGACCGTCCACGTCCGGCCGGCGTTGTCGGTGAAGGTCTTCATGACTACGTCCCCGTGACCCACGAGCGGAACACGGCCAGCTTGGCGGTCACGCTGACGGTGATCGCCTCTTCCAGTTCCTCGCTCCGCGTGAACGACGTGATCGAGAAGTCGCCGTCCGGCCCCTGGCCGCCGGCCTGGTCCAGAATCTTCAGCGCGATCAGGCCATTCGTGAGGTAAGCATTCTTGATCGCGGTGAATCCGGCGTCCGCCGGGTCCCAGACCATCTCGAACTCGACCGAGCACTCGCGCAGCGTGGGCGCGGTCGCGCGCCAGCCCTGGTTGGCCCGCGTCGTGACATCCGCTTCGCCCGCTTCCAGGTTCAGCGTGACGTTGCGGACATTGGTCATTTCTGTGGACGCGGGGCCGCCGGCCGTGCCGTAGTACAGCTTGGCGTTCATCCCCAGTACGAAGTTGGGCATGTCTCAGTCCTCCTTGACTGCGAGGCTCGAGGCTTGAGAGCTGAGAACTGAGCACTCAAGCCTCACGCCTCAGGCCTCGCGCCTCTATGTCAGCCCGAGCTCAATCACCGTGCCGGGCGTTGCGCGCAGGTACACTGTCTGGCCATACGACGGGCCGAGCATGACCATCGAGTCCGCCGGAATCGTCAGCTTGGCGGTCCCGCCGCTTACGTCGCGGACCTCCACGTTCGCCGCGAGCGGATGCACGACGAGCGTCGCGCCGCGCGGCACCTCGACCGCCTGGTCCGACCCCGTCGCCGTCAGCGGTTCCAGCGCCTGGAAGTTCATGGGCCACTCCTTCGGTTTGAGGGGCACGACCGGCGGCGTGTGCAGCAGCACGTGCAGCCCAGCCTGCGTTGCCCGCAGGCCCGAACCGCTGTAGACGGCCGCGCCGACCAGGGCGGCGTTGACCTCGGCGCGCGTCCACGGCTTGGCCGTCGCCGGGGAGTTGCGGGCGAAGACGAAGATCGTGTCATAGGCGCCGCTGGGCATGAAGTTGGCCGTGGCCTGTTCGCTGTCGCCGACGCGCAGCGTGACCCGCCCGTTGCCGCCGCTGCTGTTCCGCCAGCACACCGCCCCGGCCGCCGCGACGATCCGTTCGCCCGGTGCCAGCACCACATCGACGACGCCGACGTTGAACGCCGCGCCCGGGTACGTCCCTTCGAGATACGAGTAGTCGCTGTCATGCGGCACCTGTGCGACGTATTCCCAGTACTCCACGGCTCACCTCACGGCTCCGGCACCGGCGGCGGCTCTTCCGGCGGATTGGCGGTCCAGCCGAACGACGTCCCGTTGACGCTTGCATTCAGCCGCGCCACGCGCGCGGTCGGCCCGTAGAACACCGCGTCGTCGCAGGTGTAGATGTCGTCCACGTCGAGCGTGTAGCCCTGCGACGCGAGGTTGTAGCGCTTGCCGAGCGAGGCGGTGTTCATCGACCCGCCCGGCGAGGCGAGCCCCTGCGCAACGATCTGTCCGTCCATCCGCCAGACGTACCGATCGAACAGCACCGCCAGCTCGCAGAAGTACCAGCGGCCCAGCTCGATCGGCCCGAAGCTGGCGATGTATGGCGAGCCGGACGCGCCGACGTGCAGCCGGAGCGTGCCGTCCTTGCCGATCCGCAGCGATGCCCGGTGCGTGGTGCCGTACGCGACGTAGAGCAGGTATTCCCACGTGCCCGTTGTCTGCGGCAGGCTCGTCAGCCGCATCCCGAAGCCCAGCGTGTACGCCGTCCGGCTGATGCTGGCCGGGTTGCCGTTGGCGTCGTACCCGTTGGCGACGGCGATGTACGCGGTGCTCGTGCTTTGCGGGACGACGATCCGGCAGCCGTAGTTGCCGCTGCGCTTGTACGCAGCGCCGACCGTAACCGAGCCGCCCAGCGCGACCAGCTCGTTCGTGTCGGCCGCCTCGAAGCCCGTGAACCACTGCACCGGCACTGCTGCCTCCTGAGGCTTGGGGCCTGCGGCTTGAGACCTGAGGCTTGAGACCTCGACCCTCAAGCCTCAAGCCTTCCCGCGGTGTTCCCACCGCTCGTTGTCGAACGGGCAATCCTTCTCCCGCGTGAGCACCACGCCGCGGATCGTGCCATCGTCCTCGAAGTCCACCCACAGTCGTTCCGGATCGAGCAGTTCGGGGTCGGCGAACGTCGTCCGCACCGCCGCCAGCACCGCGTCGCGCTTCTCGGCCGGCGAGCGGCCATCGGCGCGTGTGAACTGGTCCGCCAGCCAGGCGCGGGTAATCGTGAGTTCCCGACCGCTCACCAGCGTGATGACTGCCCGGTCCTCGGCGACGGCGAGCGATTGGACGTTCATCGCCTCATCTCCGCACCCGATACGTGACCGTGAGCACACTGGTGAACACGCGCTCCTTCTCCAGGTGGTCCGGCGCGAAGATCGGGTCGTTCTCGATCGCCAACCACGCGGCATTGGGGAACGCGTCGAGCTTGTGGAACCGCAGGTGATCGGCGATCTCCTCGACCAGGTGCATCAAACCGTCGAGGGTCTCGGCGTCGTCCGGGTTGACCTTCCGCTGGATGCCAATGTCGATGGCGCAGTCGAAGAAGGCGTCCGCGCGCGTCGCGGCGGTCGCGGTCAGCGACTTCGGCACGACGCTGACGCGCAGCTCCTGAAGCTGCGACAGCTCGAACACCGGCTGGTATCGCCGCTCGGCGGTGAACGGCAGGCTGAACGGGGCGGCGTTCAGGCTGGCCACGACGGCGTCGGCGATCTGATTGATCGTGCTCACGGCGGCGTCCTCCCCGCCTGCCGCCCGCCTGCCGGACGGGCAGGGTCGGGCAGGCCGTTCTGCCGGCCTTCGAGGTACGACACCCGCCGCTCGATCGCCTGGTACTCGCTGCGCAGCGCCCGGGCCTCGACGATCAGTTCGTCCAGCCGCTTTTCGACATGGTCGAGCTTGGCCGTGACGACGCCCCACTGGACCGTGAACGCAAGCACGGCGAGCAGCGCTGTGAGGACGACGCCGGCCCAGCGCGACCAGTCGGGCCGCGGGCTGGAGGCGGTGGACCGGATAGCCAGCGCTCGATCGTCAACCCTGCGGTCTGCGCCCTCTGGTCTCCGGGCGTCGGTCATGCCACGCGCTCCATGCCCACGTGCTTCGTGTGAATCCGCAGCGTCCGCCGGTACGGGTCGCTGTAGCGCCAGGGCGGTTCGCCGCCGGGCGCCATTACCTCGTACAGGAAGACCTGCTCACCGACCGTCTCACGAATCCGATCGCCGGCCTGCGGCAACGTCGCCTTGCCCGCAAGCACCAGGTCCGCCGCGAGGACGAGGAAGTCCCGCGACTCGGTGCGGTGGACGACGCCGTACTCGTCGGCCTGCTCGAATGTGGTCTGGCCGATCGTGGCCGGCAGGTCCACGCTGTCACCGCCGCGGAGGTACGTGACCGTCCGCGACAGGTATCGCGTGCGCTGGTCTTCCAGCCACGCCGCGCCGTGCTCGAGCAGGTCCATGCGTCGCTGCGCTCCGCAGGGCTGTTAGACTGTTGGGCTGTTAGGCTGTTGGGCTGTTGGGGTGCGGCCGTCGGATGTGCTCCCGCAAACGTCGGCGACCCTGCAAGTCTCCATCCCCAACAGTCCAACAGTCGAACAGTCCAACAGCCTATTGACTCATCCGCACCCGCACCGTCACATCGCCGTCCGCCGCGGCCTTGACGCACTTGCCGATCAGCTTGTTGCCGGTCGCCGTGGTGGTCGCGACGTTGTTCGTGTCATCCCAGTACACGTTCGCGCCGGCCGTGATCGCCGTCCCGCCGCCCGTGGCCTTGGCGAAGTCGAACACGCCCGTCACGGCCAACGCGCCCCGCACGCCGGCCGCGATCGGCGTGCGTGCGATGCCGACCAGCTCGCCTTGCACGATGACGTCGCCCGCTGCGACCGCCGAGCCGGGCGTGTAGTCGATCGACGCCCCGTCATGCACGAATGTTGCTTGTGCCATTGTTTCTCCTCAGGCTTGAGGCTCGAGCCTTGAGGCTTGCGGCCTCAGGTCTCAAGCCTCAGGTCTCAAGCCTCGTTGTCACACTTCGCCCTTGCTCTTGATCCCGCCCCGCGGTTCCTGAAGACTGGCACCGAAGTCGTGGTAGCCGCGCATCTGGATGCCGAGCACGTTGAAGTCCGCGTCCGCGGTCTCGATCGTGGGCGACTCCTGGCCGTTGAGGAACGCGACCTCGATCACCGGCAGATCGATCGGATCGGCCAGCAGGTACCAGGCCTTCTCCGAGTAGCCGGGATACTGCTGGTTGCTCAGGTAGCGGCTGACCTCGACGCGGAACTTGCCGGTGTGCGGGTTGGCGACCGGGTAGGTCTGATCGTCCACCGTGCTGCGGATCTCCAGCGACTTGTAGAGCACCGTCGCGATGGCACTGAGGGCCGTCGGCACCAGCACGATCGCCGGCATGGCGCCGAGCGGCTTGCCGTCCGGGTCGGTCTGGTTGAGGAACGCGACCTCGGCCTTGCTCAGGCCCTCGATCGACAGCGCCGTGTCGGCCCCGCTGAGGAAGTTCTTGTTGGCGGCGCTGAAGAACGAAGCGTTGTCCATGAAGATCGACCAGAAGACGTCGTTGATCTTCAGGCCGGACCCGCGTCCCAGCTTCCGCGGCACGGTCGTGATCGCCCCCAGGTCGTCGTTGATGATGTCCCGCCGGTCGATCGACAGGAGCAGGCCGTAGGTGTCGGCCTTGTTGGTGTAGGCCTGCTCGCCCAGCGTCCCGTGCTTCAGTTCCCCGCCCGGGGCGACCTGCTCGTACTGGTCCTTCCCGATCAGGCGGTAGCTCGTGACGGTCTTGAAGTCGCTGACGTTGCGGACGGCGCAGATGTTCCGCCAGGTCCGCTCGACCGAGAAGAACCCCTCCAGCAGGAACTTGTTCGCCACATTGCTGAGGATGCCGCCGATGTCGATGGTCGAGAACCCGGCCTGGAGGTTCTGGCCGAAGGCGGCCCGCAGCACCTCGCGGCTGTCGCGGAAGTTGCGGCCGGTGTAGCCGTTGGCCCAGGCAGCTTCGAGCAGCAGCTCCTGGAGCCCGATGCCGCCGCGGAAGCGGCGGGACGCGGCGTCCAGCGTCGGCTCGTCGTACAGCTCCTCGATCTTCGTGACCTTGCCGGTCATCATGCAGGCGGCTTCGAGCACCTGACCGCTCATCGTGTCGCTGGAGACATGCACGGCCGGCGCCTTCGGGCGGCTGGCACGCAGCTTCTCCAGCTCGGTCTTCTCTTCGGTCCAGCCCTCGGCGATCGCCTGCTCCTCGAGCTGCGGAAACTTGCTGCCGCAGATGCGGCGGATGGCAGCGATGCGCTTGCTCTCGGCCAGCGCCTGAGCACGCAGCTCGCTCAGGCCGGAGACCGTAGGTTGGAGGCCGGAGGCGTCGGCATCCGTGCCATTCGCTGGGGCCTCCTTGCCCGTCGCCTCCGGTTCGGTGTTTCTCTCTGCGGTATTGCGATCGTCTTCCATGACGCTCTCCTCCGTGTTCTCGCTCCAGCCTCCGGCCTCCGGCCTACAGCCTTGCGCGGCCGCGATCGCGACCGTGGTATTGATGTCCGCCCCGAGGTCCACGAAGCTGATCTCGCCCAGCACCGTTCGGCGGGCGACGTACAGCGGGCCCTCGAACGTCTTTCCGTTGACCGTCACAGACTTCCCGGCCCGCACGAACTCGGCCTGGGCGACCTGCGCGCCGATCGAAGCCTGCCAGGGGAAGCCGCGCTTGCCGCTGGCGACGACCTCGCGGGCCGCCGGCGTCTCCCGGCTGACGATGCCCTCGGCGATCAGCCGGCCGGCTTCGACCACGATGCGTTCGGTGTGCCCGACGCCGGCGTACATGCTGTGGCCGAAACGCACAGGCCGTCGCTGCGACGGGATCGACAGGCCTTCGAGGTCGACGACCACCGGGTAGCGCCAGCCCTCGACGTGCATGGGCTCGCCGGTGTAGGCGACCATCGTGAAGCGCGGGACGGCCTCGGCTTCGCCACCGGCGGCCAGCGCCTCCAGCGTGATGTTGCCGGGGGTGCACAGCAGATCGATCCGTCCCGCGGCGGGCAGGTCGGCCTGCCGCTGGCAGACGGCCAGCCGCTGATCGGGGTCGGGGAATTCGCGTTTCATGACGTCGTTCTCCATGCAGCGTCGCACGAAGGCCGTACGGCCTTCACCGCCGCGGCGCTTCGGCAGAGGCATCGGTGGTCTCCTCGGTGTCATCCACGTCGTCGTCTTCCTCTGCGCCTCCAGGCTCCGGACTACGGACTCCAGCCTGCTCCAGCCCCAGCTCGCGCAGCAGCGCGACCTCACGCGCCCGCTGGCGCAGTTCGCTCTCCCAGTCGAGGCCGGCTCTGGCGTACTCCGCGGCGAGCGTGGTCGTGTGGCTAGCCAGGCGCGTCGCCTGGGCGCTGGCTTCCTTGGCCGGATCGACGTGCTCGAAGCCGTCCCAGAACCACTGGTGCGGGAACGCCGCGTCGCGCGTGCGCAGCGACTGCGGCAGATAGCCCTCGATCAGGGCCGCCTCGCTCAGCCACGCTTCCAGCACGCGGTCGAGGACGACGTCGCCAAGGTACGCCTGGTCGATGCGGATGGCTTTGAAGAACGCCTGGTGATCGAGCCGCCCCGAGGCGTAGTTGTAGCCCGACGAGTTCCCCGCCGCGATGTTGAACGGCATGTTCAGGCAGCGGGCGATCTCGTTGATCACCTCGTGCTTGAAGTCGCCGTAGACCGTGGTCGGCTGCTCGGCCCGGACCTGGTTGATCTTCCAGCCGTAGGGCATCGTCAGCCACGTGCCGCGGTCCATCTCGACCGTGTCCATCGGCTCGACGTTCGAGGCCTCGGCGTCGGCCGGCGCGTCGGTGTAGATCACGCCGCTCGGCAGGGCCGCCTGCTCCGCCGCCCCGAGCACCGCCAGCGTGTAGCGCCGCAGCATCGCGAACAGCGGTAGCGCCGGGGTGATCTCGGGGATACCCCGACTTTGGCCAGGGCGCTCGGCGCGGAACAGGTGGATGACGGATTCCGCCGGCATCAGGTCATAGTCGTTGATGCCCGTCCGCCAGGCCCGCGGGTCGCCGGGATGACTGCGCAGGACGTAGTACGCAACCGGGTTGCCGAAGCCGTCGAAGATGATGCCGTCGACGGCCTTCTCCTCCGGCGCGAGCACGCCGAACGGCGTGGCGACCTGATCCGCCTCGATCAGGCGCAGGTCGAGCGTGACCGGCACAGCAGCGGCCGAAGACGCCCGCGCCATCCCCGGGTTGCTGACCAGCAGTCCGAAGCACTCGCCCGATTCGCACTGGGCGATCCGCATCGTGCGCAGCTTGTGGGCCAGCCCGATCGCCTTCGCCCAGCGGGCGAACTCCTGCTCGACGATGCGGTTGGCTTCGGGATCATCGGTGAGCATCTGGAGCCGCGGGCCCGTGCCGACGACGTAGTTCGCCAGCGTCAGGACGATACCCTTGGCGTAGGAGTTGTTCGCGACCTCGTACCGCGCCCGGTTACGCAGCAGCCGCCGCACTTCGGGCGACAACGCGGCGTCGGCGGAAAGCCCGTCCGCGTTGGCCCAGTGCCGACGGTTCTCGGGCGTGGTCTGCGCGGCGTCGTAACGCGCCCGGAGGCCGTAGGCTGGAGGCCGCAGGCGCACGCGGCCGCAGGCAACACGGTTAGGCGGCGCCGTCGTGCGACCACGTCCGAGGAACTTAAGCAGACCTGCGAACATCAGCCCTACCGCCTCCGGTCTCCAGCCTCCAGTCTGATTCACACCGCTCCGGGCGGCGCCACCTTCGTCATCCGCACGCCGATGCCCTTCTTCGCGGCCTCCTTGCTGGCCAGATAGCGGTCGGCCTCGATCTGGTCCGGCAGCGGGTGTTGCTTGACCGTCTGGCCGTCGATCGACGCCTCGGCCGGCTGCTGGGCCGCCTGGCGGATCGCGTTCTCGATTTCCTCTGGCATCGCGTTACCGCTCCAACCGCATGACCAGCGCGCTGCCCAGTGCGTGCAGCCAGCGCGCCCAGCGGATCAGCCACCACGCCCACCACGGTCGGCGGCGCGTGGTGAGCGTGATGATGCTGGACGGGCTACTGCCCACGGGTGTGGTCCGCGACACGCGCCAGGATCGAGTACGGCCGGCCCGGCTCGGCGATCACGAACTCGCGCGTCGCCGGCTCCCCCTCGTCCAGGTCGAGCTCGAAGACCTGCGCGCCGTTGAACTGGAGCGCGGCCTCGAAATCGTTGCGGTACAGCTCGGCCGTCTCCGCGTCGGCCTGGATCACGACCGCCTGACCGAACGTCAGGCCGGAGAGCGGCGAGCCGTCGGCGTCCGTGGTGGGCGGCGTGAGCGTGAAGTCACCCGCGTGGTTGGAGATTTGTCGCGCCGAAAGGCCGGGCGCGCCGGGGGCCTGAATGTCCATCGTGTCGAGCGTCGCAATCGTGACCGGGCCGAACGACATCCTGTTTTCCTCTTGTGTGTGTACCAACCGGCGCCGCGACCATCGCGACGCCTACTTGCGGGAGCGGGACTCGGACCGGCAACTGTCGCCGTGGCGACCGTGCTGCCGCTGCACCATCCCGCCCGGGGACCGTGCGGCCTCCGCTGTTACTTTCGCCACAGAGGCAGCAGGCGCGACGCTCTTGGTGCACTGTTGTCGATTTCGTTACGCATATGTACCTGACACCGGCGGATTCCCCGTCGCCCGGACGCGTTGCCGGTATGGAACAGCGGCAAACAACCGCCGCACGACGCGAAAACGTGGCGACCAGGCATCGCTCGCCCGGGCTGCTATGCAGCCCGCTCGTGCGTCGTGATGCGCCGCCCGCAGTGGCGGCACTCGCGGCGGCGTACGATCCGCCCGCCCCACGCGGCGCGGGTGTAGATCACGCGGAAGTGCCGACAGCCGCAGCGCGGGCACTCTAGGCCGCGGGGTACCTGGGCGGCACTCGGCTTGGGCAGGCTGCTCATCGGCGGGTCCTCTGCAATTCGGACAGCCGCATGGTGGGCCGCGGGCGCGGCGCGTCTCCGACGAGCCCGGGCGGCGAAGCCCCACCCATCGACGCGGCGACCGCGCAGCCGACCAGGCAGTCCAGCCAGTGATTGTCGAGGCCATCGACGCGCAGCTTCCATTCATCCACCGTGCGGCCCCGCCCCTCGGTCTTGACGCGGTACTCGCTGGTCAGGTGATCGGCAAGCAAGCGATGAGCCTCAGGCTTGCGGCCAAACAGCGAGAGGCAGCCCGGATCCCCCATCTGCACCGCCAAGCGGGCGTGAACGAAGCTTTTCCAGTAGTTCGTGTCGAACACGACGTGACGTACCGGGCGCCTCCCCGTGGCGACCGGAATCCGCCAGTTCAATCCAATGCGGTCGCCACGCTTGCGCTTGTAGTCGGCGAACGGAATACTCGACGCCCCGACATAGCGCCCGTGCGACGGCATGACCACACCCGCGAATTTCGACTGCCGGCAGAACTGGTAGACCACGTCGGACGATTGGCCCCAGTTTGCGTCGACCAGGCAGCGGTCGATACGCACCTTCGCCCCGTCCTCCCGTTGCCACTCGCGGCCGAGCGTGCGTTCCATTAGCCGTTCCAGGCCGGCATAGATCGCACCTTCGATTCCCGCGCGCGGCGCCGCCGTCGCCAGCGTGCGGCGCACGTCCCGCAGGGTGAAGTACTCCGCCTTCTGGTCCGGCTCCGTGCCGTAGTCGAGCACGTACCCGGTAAAGTCGCTCTCCCACGCCGCCACGAGCCAGAAGAGCGCCTTGGCCTGCACGTCGATGAACATGGTCAGGTGCGTGGCGCTGAGCGGCACTTCGGCGCGACGGTACCCGTTGATCTTCGCCATGATCTGGTCGGCCGTGAGTAGCTCGTCGTCGGCCTGCTCCTCGGGCAGCGGCTCGTTCTGGTACTCCGCCCAGAACGCGGCCTCGCCGCGGTCGAGCTTCAGGTTCATGGCGTGCTGGACGGCGGAGAGCTCGTCGGGATGATGCCGCTCTGGCCAGGCGACGATCGCCCCCTCATCCATCGCCTCGCGGTTGGCGCGGTAGAACTCCGTCGCCTCCGCGATGCCGCGATCCGTCTGCATGCCCGCCCGCCACAGCTCCGCGTAGCGCGCCCACAGCGCTTCGTTCGTGGGGAACGCATAGACCATCTTCGTCCGCTCGCCCTGCCACTGCGGGTGCTTCCCCCGATCCAGGATGCGGTCGGCTAGGTCGTCGGGGCGTACGACCGTCAGCGTCATCAGCCCGGCGATCTTGCGCCCCGGGCCGGCCAGCCCCAGGATCGCGCCGGCCAAGATGCGTTCGCGCGCCGCACACTGCGACGGCGAACGTGCGGACTCGTCCGTCTGCGGATCGTCGATGAGCACGAGTGCCGGCCGGATGGACGAGCCATCGACGCGCTTGTGCTTCATTCCGCGGATGCGCCCGGTGATCCCCGCGACCTTGACGATCGCCCCGCTGGCGCGCGAGTGGCCATCGAGCCGCAGAGACCGGCGAGCGTCGTCAGGCCAGTCCTCAGGAGCGATGGTGGGCAGCACGATCTCGCGCGCCGTCCAACCGATGTGCGTTTGCCTGCCGTTGTAGAGCTGACCGGCCGCCCGCTGGTGAATGCCCTCCAGCGCTCGCACGGGCCCGACGACCTCGCTGAAGTCGTCATCGAGCAGGTCGTTAGTCTCCAGCTCGACCTTGATGCTGTCGAGCATGCTCTCGGCGTGCTCCTCATCGCTGCCAATGAGCGCGACGAACTCGCGGTGGCCGTACACGAGCGCCCACAGGCACGCCACCTCGCACAGGCTGGTCTTCCCGCTGCCGCGCGGCATGGCCATCGCGAACAGCCCGCCCTCGAGCACCGCCTGCTCGATCTTGGCGATCACCTTCAGGTGGTCGGGCGACCACGGCAGGTGGAAGGTCTGTGGGAAGTACTGCTCGCAGAAGAACTGGAAGTCGCGCTCGGCACGGGCGCGGCGCTGCGGATCACGTGGCGTGTGAACCCACTCGCCCGTGGCGATGTCGCGTCCCAGCAGCGCTATCTCCCGGTTGCGCTGTGCGGCACGCTCCTTGTGGGCGTCGTACCCGGTCAAGCCCGTCGGCTCCAGTCTCGAACGATGCCGCTCCAGAACCAGCCACGCGACGTAGCGGAGCAGATCGACCGTCCGCCCGTCGCCGATCCGGAAGCCGGCGCGCGAGCGGTGGCGATGGAGCTGCCGCTCTGAGATGACCTCGCCGAGCGGCGTGCTGTTCAGCAGCCGGACCAGTTCGGTCGGCTTCAGTTTGCGGGGGTCAATCATGCGACGCTCCGGGTCGCAGACCGGAGACCGGAGGCCGCAGGCTGAAGGCGCTCCCAGCTCGCATAGGCGTCATGTCGCCAGCCCTCCAGCCTCCGGCCTACGGTCTACAGCCTGCTCCCTCACCAGCCACGCCGCGTAGTGCACGAGGTTGAGCGTGCCGTTCGCGTTCGTCGGCGCGCCCGCCGCCACGTCCGCCTCCAGCATCTCCACCCTCACCGCCTGCCCGCCCACGGCCGACAGGAGCCGGGCCGCATCCGCCAGCGGCAGTGCCGTCGGGTTCAGCTTGTTCTCCGGGCCGCCCACTACGCCGCCTCCCGCCTCACGGGCCAAACGGGCCGCCGCGGGCCGCCCAGGGCCGCGTTGGGGCCGCCATGGGGCGACGTTTCCGGCCGCCGGCGGCTCCGGGCCGTCCCGGTGCGGGCGAGAGCGCTCTCAGGCCGGGCCCGGCCACTGACTCGGACCTCACGCCGAGACATGCAAGGAATTCTCGGAATTCTCGCCAGATCGCCTTGCTTTCCGGCGCAGCGCCTGGACTCATGTCGCTGTACGCGAAGCGCGTACCCGGACCGCATAGGGCGGCCGGAACATGGAGAAACGCGATGAAGAAGAGCACGAAGAAGACCACGCCGAAGAAGGCCGCCAAGGCGGCCGCCACGCTCAAGGCCGAGCGCAAGCCCGCCGGCGAGCCGAAGGCTGAGCCAAAACCCGCCGCCGACGCCAGGCCGAAGCGCCTCAGCGCATTGGACGCCGCCGCGCAGGTTCTGGCCCAGGCGGGCAAACCCATGCGGGCCCAGGAACTGATCGCCGCGATGGCCGAGCAGGGCCTGTGGACCAGCCCCGGCGGCAAGACCCCGCACGCGACGCTCTACGCCGCCATGCTGCGCGAGGCGCGCGCCAGGGGCGACGCGGCCCGGTTCCGCAAGGCTGATCGCGGGCAGTTCGAGTTCAACGCGCCCGGGGCGGAGGAGTAGCCCATGAACGCCCGCCAGCTTCAGGACCAGCTCCGCGACCTGCTCGAGACGCTGCTGTTCGCCCGCGACAGCGCCGACGACCCGGCCGCCGAGCTGGCCGGGCACGTCGCCGGCATCCGGCGGATCGCGACGTACGACGACGTCGGCATGCTCACCCGCGACAAGGGCCTGGTCATCGAGGCCGCCGACGGGACGGAGTTCCAGGTGACCATCGTGGAAAGCCGCCCGGCCGCGACCGGCGACGACGCGGAGGACGAGGAATGAACGGCAACCAGGACCACGACCCGGTCGATCGCGTGCGTCCCGAGGACGCCTGCCCGAACTGCGGCGAGCGGGAATGCGACGAGCTGGTCTGGCTCGACGACGAGCGCGTCGAGTGCCAGCGCTGCCACACGGTTTATCGCCCGGGCGAGCGGGACGCCCCATCAGCGTAGCAGACATCACGATCCCTCCAATGACGCCTCCGCGACCGCGGGGGCGTTGCTTCGGCCGGAGAGTCGCTCCGCCTTCCGCCCGGTGAACTTCTCCCAGCGCTGGACGATCACGTCGCAATACAGCGGGTCGAGCTCCATCAGGAACGCCTGGCGGCCGGTCTGCTCCGCCGCGATCAGCGTCGAGCCGCTGCCGCCGAAGAGATCGAGCACGTTCTCGCCCGGCCGCGACGAGTACTGCATGGCACGCACTGCGAGCTCGACCGGCTTCTCGGTCAGGTGGATCATCGACTGCGGGTTGACCTTCTTGACGCTCCAGACGTCGGGCACGTTGTTTGGGCCGAGGAAGACGTGCGCGGCGCCCTCGCGCCAGCCATAGAAACACCACTCGTGGTTGCCCATGAAGTCCTTGCGCGTGAGGACGGGATGCTCTTTCACCCAAATGATCGCCTGCGAGAAATAGAGCTCGCACGCCTTCAGCACAGGAGGGTAGTTGCCGCAGTTCGCATAGCCGCCCCAGATGTAGAAGCCGCGCCCGGGCAGCAGTACCCGCGCGATGTTGCCGAACCACGCGTGCAGCAGCGTGTCGAACGCCTCGTCGCTGACGAAGTCGTTCGCCAGTGGCCGGTCCTTCGGCCGCAACTTCTTGTGCGTGGGGTGCGCGACGCTCGGCCGGCGGTGCAGGTCGAAGCCTTGGTGGTGCATCATCCCCGGTTCGCCGAACGACGACAGGCCGGCCGCGATCGCGTTGTTGCTCCGCGGCTCGACCCGCACGTTGTACGGCGGATCAGTGTTCACGAGATGCACGGCCAGCAGCTTCGGGGTGACTTCCGTGCCAGCGGGCAGGTCGAGCACCTTCGCCGGTTCGACGGCGAGCAGCAGATCAACGTCCGCCAACGAAGCGCTATCGCCGCATAGCAGCCGGTGTTCGATGCCACTCTCGCTGCGCAACAGCCACAGATCGCCGCGCTGCGTGACCGCTTCGTCCGGCGGCTCTGGCACCTCGTCGGGATCGCACAGCCCCGGCTTCACGCCGGGGTCGAGCAGCTTGGCGAGCTCGTCCTGGTCGAAGCCGAGCAGCGACCAGTCGATGCCGGCGCCCTGGAGCTCGGCCAGCTCGATCGGCAGCAGGTCCAGGTTCCACTCGGCCAATTCCGCCGTTTTGTTATCCGCAATCCTGTACGCGCGAATCTGCTCCGGCGTCAGGTCGCGGGCGACATGCACGGGCACATCGGCCAGGCCGAGCTTTTGCGCCGCCTTCCAGCGCGTGTGGCCGCAGACGATGACGCCTTCGGCATCGACCACAATCGGCTGCCGGAAGCCGAAGCGCCGGATCGATTCCGCCACCGCGTCGACGGCGGCGTCGTTGACGCGCGGGTTCTTCTCGTACGGCTTGATGTCGGCCAGCGGCCGGTACTCGACATTCAGCATGGTTTGGACCTCCCTATCCGTTGGAAGGACCGGACCTCCGCCGTCCGGTTGGCCCCCAGGCCGCGACGATTGGCCCACGCGCGTCGCGGGGCCGCGGGTGGTAGGGACGTACCAGCCGGCGCGCCCGAGCGGCCTAGGACGGCCGCGTTGGCACCCGTCGGCCGGGTCGGACAGGCGCAACAAACTCTGTCGGGATTGCGAGGCGTTCCCGCGGGCCTCTTCCGCCCCGTCGGCGGGGTAGGACCCGCTGTGTGAGAGAGGCGCCTCTCTCACACAGAGCGTGGCCGCTGTGAGCGGCACGCTCTGGGGGGTGTGGGGGGTCTCTCTCACACACAGAACTGCGCGCCGGCGTGTGAGAGAGGGCGCTTTCGGTTTCGCCTCACAGACGGCGATCATGTTTCGCTCCCCTCCTCCGCCGGCGGTTGCGTCGAATATCCGGACGGTCGATTGCGACCCTTGGCATGCCGATGGATCAGCCCGCGTGCCTCCGCTTCGCGCAGCAGGCACGTCGCCCGCCACGCCGAGAGGCCCGCCGCGCGTGCGTTGCCTAGCACGACATCACGCGGACGGACCTCGGTCGTCACGAAGGCCTGTACGAACGCATCGACCGACCATTCCGCTTGGGCGTTGTCCTTCACCTTGCGTTTCTCGCCCCGCAGTTCAGCGGGATCGAGGTCCGGCGCCGCCTTCCACAGCGGGAACAGCCAGCGCAGCGCCATCGGCTCGACCGGCGGCCAGGAACGCACGGCTGCCTCGAGCACCACCGCGCCGGGTTCCTCATGCGGGCGGAGCACGAGGTGCGTGTCCGTCGCCCGGCTCTGGCTCCCGGCGCCAGCGCCCACATCGGTGACTGCCTTTCCGGATTGATTGCCCTTGGTCGCGTGATGAATCAGGACGAACGAACAGCCCAGCCGGTCGGCCAGGGCATCGACGTGGTTGTAGATGCCGGCCATCGTGCCGTTGTCGTTCTCGTCCATGTCGCGGGGCATGAAGCGGTAGAAGGCGTCCAGCACGACCAGCGCGTAGCGGCCCGGCTCGATCGACTCGAAGTACTGCCGCATCGAGAAGATGTCGCGGAGCTGGCCGCGCAAGCTCTGCACGCTGATCGTCTCGGCGATCTCGTTCATGCCGATCCGCAGGCACTCGGCCACCTGCGGGATGCGGTGGGCGAGCGTCTCGGCGTGCAGCTCGTTGTCGATGATCAGCACTTCGCCGGCGACGGTCTCGAACGTATCGAGCCACTTGCGACCCGTCGCGACCGCCATCGCCAGCGCGAGCACCAGCCAGCTCTTGCCGGTCTTCGGCGGGGCGATCACGTTCATCGTCTCGCCGCGGCGCAGCAGGCCGTGGATCACCGGCGGGCGCAGCGTGCGGTGTGTCGCCATCAACTCGCGGATCGTCAGCGGTACGAGCTGCGCCGGTGGGCCGCGGTCCTGTGCCCAGTGGTTCTCGGCGACCGCGACGGAAACGACATTGGGCTCGTAGCGGGCGATGCTCGCGGCGGTGCGTTCGACCTCGCGCAGCGGCAGCGGCGGCGTGCAGCGGTCGGCGTTGACCTGCCGGAGGGCGGCGAAGATCTCGGCCTGCGACATCCCCACGCGCCGCATCGCGCCGGCCAGGCGGGCGAGCGTTTCGTTGCGCTGGCCCTCGGGGATCGCGTTCGCGGGTGTGCCGTTGGCGGGCACGCCGTTCGACGCCGCCAGCGCGTCGAGTTGCTCGATCAGCCATGTCGGCGGCTCGGGCAAGCGTTGCGGCGGAACGCCTAGCTCGCGCTCGTCCTGCCAGCGATAAGGCCTGCCTTCGACGACGGACGGCGCCACGAGCACGTAGCCGCCGTTGGCACGAGTATCGACGTGGGAGGCCAGCCGGCCGGCGGTGTTGCGCCATGAACGGCCATTCGGCTGCCGGAAGAAGTAATGCCGTCCGCCGCGCGGCGTGAGCGACAACGGGGCAACGTCCAGATCGCCGAGCTTGGCGGGGTCGTCAGCGAGCCAGGCGTTGCCCTCGCCGTCGATGTCGATGACGACCAGGCCGTCGGTGCGGATCGCGATGTTCGCGTTCGGATGCTGCGTCCACCACGCGGTGATCTGCTCGGCGTCGGTGGTCGCTTCGAGAAGGCCGTGTTCGGTGAGCGGCGTCTTGTGCCCCGGCGCGCAGGGGAAGACGGGATAGCCGAGCTCGGCGTACCACAGTGCCGCGTGGAGCATCGCATTGTTCGGATGCGCCGACATCAGAACGGCACCTCGCTTTCATCGAGTGGCGGCACGTACTCGGGGAGGTTCTCCGATGACTCCAGGCGTGCCGGTTTGTCGCCGAGGCGATAGCCGACGATGCGGTCGTACTTCTCGCCGGGCTTGTGCATGACCGTGATTGCACGGGTGGCCGCGAGCGCGCCCATCTCGGCCAGCTCGACGGCCTGCTCGGCCGTGTCGGGGACCGGCTCGTTGGAGCGCGAGCGCCACCACTGCACCGCCTTCTGCCGTGCGTAGCCGTCGTGCTCGAAGCAGACCCACTCGGAGACGTAGTGGTTGAAGCCGATGCGGTAATCC